GTGCGAGAAGTTCGGCGTCGAGATCAGCGAGGCCAAGAGCGCCGGGTGGCTGGAGGGCGCGCTGGAGCGGTTCAACAAGATGCACGCGCCCGCCGGGTCCTCGGCTGGCGGCCAGTTCGCCGCCGCGTCCGGCAGCAGCGCGGGCAAGGCCGGCGGCAAGGGCACGAAGGCCGCCCGTCCCACGCCGAGCAACCAGCACCCGGTGGGGAAAGGCGAGACCGGCAAGCGGGTCTCGGACCTGCAGTCCCGCCTCAACGCTCTCGGCGCCCACCTGCAGGTCGACGGGGTCTTCGGCCCGAAGACCCTCGCGGCGGTGCGGGCGTTCCAGCGGTCGCACGGCCTGAAGGTCGACGGGCTGGTCGGCCCGAAGACCACGGCGGCGCTCCGCAAGCCCGCGGCCGGGCACGCCAAGCCCGCGCACGCCCCCGCGCACGGCAAGGCCCACCCGGCGGCCCCGCCGAAGATCGCGCCGGCGTCCGCCAAAGCCAAGACGCCCCCGGCGACGACCGCCAAGGCGAAGCCCGTCCCGCCGCGCGGGACGGAACCGGACGGCGACACCCGCGGATCTGACCTGAAGTACGGCCACGGGTCGGCGCTGTGGAAGTACTGGACCAGCGGTGAAGGGTTCGCGAAGTGGTCCGCGGCGGTCCACAAGTGGACGACCCTGCGGGACCTGCTGCTGAAGGCAGGCGTCCCGCCCGCCGCGGCCGACGGGCTGACCACGAACATCATCACCGCGGTCATGCCGGGCTACATGAAACAGGCCCATCAGAAGGGACGGTCCGCGGTGACTCACGTGCCTGACCTGGACGTCGTCCGCTCCGGCGGCGGCATGGAGCTGCAGCCCGCGGAGGACGGGACGCTGGGGACGCTGACGGGCCGGTTCTCCGAGTTCGGCCGCTGGTACCGGGTGTCGTCGAAGATGGAGGGCGACTTCCTCGAGCGGGTCGCCTCCGGCGCGACCGCTGAGACGATCCGCGACAACAAGGACTCGATGCGGGTCCTGTTCGACCACGGGATGGACGCCCAGATCGGCAACAAGGTGCTGGGCCCGATCGCGTCGCTCGCCGAGCGCAGCGACGGCCCCCACTACGAGGTGCCGCTGTTCGACACGTCCTACAACCGGGACCTGCTCCCGGGCCTGAAGGCGGGCGTGTACGGCGCGTCGATGCGGATGCGGGTCACCGGCGACGAGTGGGATGACAAGCCCGCCCGGTCCGACGCCAACCCGGACGGCATCCCGGAGCGGACGATCACGGCGATGAAGGTGCTGGAGTTCGGCCCGGTGACGTTCCCGGCGAACCCGGGTGCGTCGGCCGGGGTCAGGTCCGGCACCGACGATTTCTACCACCGGCTGCGGCAGGCGGATGCCCCCGCGTTCGAGGACGCGATGCGGGCGGCCGGCCTGACGCTCCCCGAAGAGGACTTCACCGGGCGGGACGGCGCGCGGAGCGCCCCCGGCGGCGAGGAAGACGACGTGCAGCCAGGGAACGGCGAGACGTCACCACCCAACCCGAAAGCGGCCCTGCGGGACCGCACCTGGCGCATGAGGAGACACCTGAATGACTGACAGCGAAACCCGGGATGAGTTCCTCCCGGGGACCATGGACGACCTGCGCGGCCGCACCCCCGACGAGCTGCGGAAGCTGTTCGGGGTGCTCGACGCGCACCTCAAGAGCCTCCACCAGACCGACGACGGCGAGATCCGGGAACTCGACGACGCCGAGCAGTCCGCGTTCGACCTCGGCATGCAGATGCGCGACGAGATCCTGAACCGGCTCGAGGAGCACCGCAAGATCAGCGAGGTGTTCCGCCGCCGCCCCGAAGCCGTCCAGCAGGCGTACGCGAACATCCGCCACGGCCTGGACGACCCCGCCGGCGACACCCGCCGCATCACCAACTCCGAGGCCCGCGACCGGGCGCTGCGCGTCCTGGACTCCCACGACGCCGACGACCTGACCGCCGCGCAGAAGGACCAGGTGGACAGGCAGGTCCGCCGCGACCACGTCACCGCCCGCCGGATCCTCGTCACCGAGAACGAGGACTACCGGACCGCGTGGATGAAGATGGTCACCGACATCCACCCGGTCCTGACCCCGGAGGAGAACCGGGCAGTGCAGGCGTGGTACGAGTTCCGCGCCCTGGGTGACTGGTCAACCACAGCGGGCGGGTTCGGGATCCCCGTATTCATCGACCCGAGCATCATTTTGACTGCTCAGGAGTCCGGGAACCCGTTCCTCAGCATCGCCAAGCAGGTGACGGTCAACACCAACCAGTGGCGGGGCGTCAGCAGCGCCGGTGTCACCTGGGCATTCCAGACAGAAGCCGCGGCGGCGACGGACAACTCCCCGACCCTGGCGCAGCCCACCGTGCTCGTGCATATGGCGCGCGGGTTCATTCCCTACAGCATTGAGATTGGCATGGACTACCCGGGGTTCGCTTCGGAGATGTCCACCCTTCTCGCGCAGGGCTATGACGAGCTGCTGGTGAACAAGTTCACCATCGGGTCGGGCACGGGCGAGCCGAAGGGGATCCTCACGGCGATCAGCGCGACGGCGGGTGACCGGGTGAAGGTCACCACCGGCGGCTCCATCGGCGCCCCGGACCCGTACGCGGTGTGGAAGTCGCTGCCCCAAAAGTATAGGCGGAACGCCTCGTGGCTTATGTCGGTCGGCGTAAACAATGCCATTCGCCAAATTGGCGCGGCAAATGTATTTCATGGCTATACCGTGAATTTGCCCGAAGGATGGGCAGACCAGCTATTTAATAGGCCGGTATATGAAAGCGCATATATGCCGGACACCACTACGTGGACGACTACGGCCGAAGGCCAGGCCATTGTCGGGGACTTCTCGAATTTCGTCATCGCGCGAAATGGCGGAATGTCCGTCGAGCTTGTTCCCCAACTGTTTCAGCAGGTCACTGCGGGCACAGGGCCCGCAGTTCCGACCGGCCAGCGGGGTTGGTTTGCCTATGCAAGGATAGGCAGTGACAGCTCGAATACGGCCGGTTTTAGGCTTTTGGTCGCCAATTCCTGATCGGCGCCAATTCCTGATACAATGGTGGGGCCAGGGAATGTGACCTCCCTGGCCCCCGCCAGAACACCTATCCAGGAGGTGCCCGGCATGGCCGATCGTATCTGTTCCGTCGATGGCTGCGAGTATCCGTACTGCGCGAAGGGTTACTGCCGTAACCACTGGAAGGCGTGGCACACGTACGGTGATCCGCTGTTCAGGCAGCGTGCGGCGGCCATCCCCCTCATCGAGGGGCAACTGTGTCCCTTGGATGACTGCGGTCGCCTGGTAGAGAAGCAAGGTCTCTGCGGTAGCCATTATGCGCGGCGCAGAAGAGGCCAGCCGCTAGAGTCCCCGATGCGGACGATGGCACCGCGCGGGTCTGGCTTCACCGATCGCAAGGGCTACCGGACGTTCAAGATCGCCGGTAAGCAGGTCTTCGAGCATCATCTGGTGATGGCGGAGATCCTCGGCCGCCCGCTCGAGCCGTGGGAGAACGTCCATCACAAGAACGGCATGAGGGCCGACAACCGGCCGGAGAACCTAGAGCTGTGGGTAGTGACACAGCCGACCGGTCAGCGAATCGAGGACCTGATCGCGTTCGTGGTGGAGCATTACCCGGATGAGGTCCGGCAGGCGCTAGGCGGGTAGGTCAGGCTCCTGGCTGTCTTCCCAGCGGCCGAACTGCTCAACTGGGTAGACGATGAACGCGACATCGGCCGGGGTCATGCTGAGGACGCGGGCGATGTGCTTGACGGGCGAGGGGTCGTCGTCTGAGAGCAGGCCCCAGATGCGCCACACTTCGCGCTCGGTTGCGTTGAGGGTAGTCACCGGAACATCACCTGCTCGGCCAGCAGCGCTAGGGCGCGGGCTTCCTTGCTGGTCATGGGCGGCAGGTCGTCCAGGGATTCCGGGACGGCGTGGTGCCACGCCGCCTCGAACAGGGCGCACATGTCGCCGTACTGTTCGGCGCTGATGTCTTCCTTCAGGACAAGACGCAGGCCGATAGTGACGAGTTCGTTCATCGACACCCTGGTCTCGAATGCTTCGTGGCGGAGTTTCTCGTAGAGGTCCCGCGGAAGCCGGACGGTCATTGACTGTGTATCCATGCAACCACTATACCACGGTGGCACAGGAAAGGGAGGCATCATGCCCGACCAGAAGCCCGCTGACCAGAAGCCCGCCGAGCAGCAGAAGGCCGCGCCGAAGGCAGCGCTGGGCAGCGCGGCCGCGTCCAGCAACCCGCTGGTGCACCAGCTGCTCGCCGAGCGGGCCATCGCGGCTAGCGATGGCGTCGATGACAAGGACGCCGTGAAGGCCCTGGACGCGAAGCTGGCGGATCTCGGCGTCAGCGTCGAGTGACAAGTCGTGACGGGCCCGGTCCCCCCAGGTGCCGGGCCCGCCACATCAACCTGGGAGAAGAACCGTGAACGTCGTGTACGTGAAGTACAACGCCTTCGTGGCACCCCTGCACCGCGCCATCCATCAGGGCGAGCACTGGCCCGCCGATGACCCGGTGGTGAAGGCCATGCCGGAAGCGTTCTCGACGGACCCCCGCTACGGCGTGCAGTGGTCCGGCGAGCCGCCTGCGGAGCTCGCCGAGGCCCCCGTCGAGCAGGCGACCGCCGGGCCGGGCGAGAAGCGGAACACGCGGCGTGGCTGACCCGGTGCCGGAGAGCCGCGACGGCGCGGTCGTCGTCGCCTACGTGCACGAGAAGAACGTCGCCGCGTCGTTCCACCACTGCATGATCGAGCTGATCGGCTGGGACCTGGCGCACGAGGCGCGGATCCTGCGCGGCGGGTACCTGGGGTGGACGTGCGGCACCGACGGGCTGACCGACTCGCGGAACAAGGTCGTGGCGGCGTTCCTGCGTGACGGCCGCGCGGACTGGCTGTTCTGGATCGACACGGACATGGGGTTCGCCCCCGACACGATCGACCGGCTCCTCGAGGCCGCCGACCCCGACGAGCGGCCCGTTGTCGGGGGGCTGTGCTTCACGCAGCGGGAAGAGGAATCCGACGGGATGGGCGGCTGGCGGTGCCGCGCCACCCCCACCGTGTTCGACTGGACCGTCGAAGATACCGGGCAGATGGGGTTCAGCGTCCGGTGGAATTACCCGCCGGATCAGCTGGTCCGCTGCGCGGGTACCGGGTCGGCGTGCGTGCTGATCCACCGGTCGGTGTTCGAGAAGATCCAGGCCGAGTACGGCACCTGGTATGACCGGGTGCAGAACACCACGATGGGCCGGCTCATGTCGGAGGACCTGTCGCTGTGCCTGCGGGCGGGCGCGCTGGGCATCCCGGTGCACGTCCACACGGGCGTCA